CGGTTGCGTATTACGATTTGAGTTTACTGGGCAAGCAGTTACTCAAGGTTGACCGAAAGAATGTAATGCACATTAGAAACTTTAACCCGGATACGAGCAATCCTTTGCGGGGTATGTCTCCAATCAAAGCCGCGTTACTCAACTTGAACAGATCTAACAGCGCCAGGGAAGCTGGAGCAACTGCATTTCAAAACGGAGGAGCAAGGGGCATCTTGTTCGACAACTCGTCAGATCAACAAGAGAGCCAGTGGATGACATCGGAGCAGGCGGATCTATTGCAAGAACGTTTCGACGCCAAAGCAATGGGGATCACAAACTACAACAAAACCATTGTTACAGCCTCGAAAGTGAAGTGGGAGAAGATAGGGCTGTCTCCAGTTGAAATGGATCTCCTTGTTAGTGAGGGTGTCGATCTGAGGGGAATGTGTAACGTATTCCATGCACCAAGTGAGCTGTTTAATGATAAGGAGCGTTCTGCCAACAACAACGTTAAGGAGGCAGAGATCGCCTTTGTTCGTCGTGCCTGTATGCCCGTGATGCAACGTATCATGGGAGGACTGAATGGCTACTTAATGCCGCCGTATCAAACAGCTGGCAGGCGCTATGTTCTTGACTTCGATTACTCCGCGTTTCCAGAAATGCACAGCGACATGGAAAAGTTGTCAATATGGCTAAAAAATAGTTACTGGTTAACACCAAATGAGAAACGCGAGGCTCAAGATTACGATAAATCCGATCTGCCTGGAATGGATGATGTGTATATCCCTAACAATGTTGTTCCTATCTCCAGAGTAGAGGAAATCGATTTCAACAGACAAAGCAACAAACCTCCGGCGGACGATCAACAAGAGCAGGAGCAGCCAAAGAAAAGCCTTTACTCAATTGCTACAAAGGACGGCGACAACGCTTTTACCCAGTTAATCGAGGCCGAAAGCTTTGATGACGCTGAGCGAATTGGTATGACAATCGCAAAGGCTGAAAGCAGGGTATTCATTTCAGCAAACGAGTTTGTTGATTATGTGAATTATTAATCGAAAATTCGATTTTTACAATTATTTTTTGCAGGTACTTTTTATTGATTTACCTTAGCAATAGATTAAGTGAGAGGGATTATTTGGGGAGGTTGGAATAAGGTTACACACTGACGATAGAGAGAGATTTGTGAGAGAGATTTGTCAAGTGTGTAGCCTTTTTCTATGAACCAATTTTGTGAGGGGGATCAAGTGGAAACGAAAAAGTTAAGTTCAGAAGTAAAAGGGGTTGATGATGCAAAGGGTTACGTTGAGGCGTATGCAAACGCGTACAACAACGAGGATAGTGACCAAGATATTTCGCACCCTGACAGCTTTACCAAAACGGTAAAGGACGATTTTAAACGCATCCGCGTCTATAAAAATCACGATCAAACAATTTTAGTGGGAGTTCCTAAGATGTTGGACGCCAAAGATCCTTACGGATTGAAAACGGGTACCCAATTCAACATGAATACCGACGCTGGTAAGAACATGTTTTTCGATGTCAAGCTGATGCACGACAACGGACAGAACGCTGATTTGTCGATAGGTTATCGTGTTTTATCCAGGGATCAAAAGGACTCCAGGATTATCACGGAATACAGGTTGAAAGAGTATTCATTCCTTACCAGCTGGGGAGCAAATGACAGGGCCATTGCCACGTCTGTAAAACACAAAAGAGACCCACAGGACATCATTGATTTTCTGACTAAAGCATATAACCTGCCTTATTCAGATCATCGCTTGATCGCCATTGAGGACTTATTAAAAACCTTAACGCTGGATAAAGCTTCAGAGGTTAAGACAGTGGAGCATAAATCATTATTTGAATTAATTAATAACAACTTTTAAGAGGGGAAGCAATGAGTGAGGAAGAAAAAGTAAAAGCTGAAAAAGCGGCAATAGAGAAGGTTAAATCTGAAACCAGAGAAGCCGCAAAGGAGGCCGTTAAGCAAGTTAAAGAGGACGGCGAAAAAGCGTTAAGGGAGCAAAAAGCGGCCTTTGATCTTGAGGTTGCAGCCTTAAAGAAAGCTAATGAGGATACACAGGCTCACGCCGACGCCCTTGACGTTAAATTGCAAGGCGGCGCTGGTGGAGCGGGTGGAGAGTCATTGGTCAAAGCTTTAGAAGGCTTTGACATGGAGAAAATCAAAAGCGGTGAGGGTGGTTTTCAAGAGATCACTGTTAAAGCGGCGTCCGCAATGACCGTTCCGTTGGTAAATGCAACTGGCAGCCCTTACGTTGGATCTGTTGAGGTGATGAGCGGGATCAATCGTGCTCCTGTTGGAGACATGAGCGTCCTGGAAGACGCAGACACTGCTGGGACTAATGCAGCAACAATTGTTTGGATTAACAAGGTTAATGCACAAGGTAATGCCGCATTTATTGGCGAGGGAGTATTGAAGCCATTGCGCTCATTCGAGGTTAAGGCTGAGACTTCAAACGCGAAGAAAATCGCTGTTCGTTTCAATGTCTCTACTGAGACCCTGGAAGACTTGGACTTCTTTGCCGCTGAGATCAACAAAGACGGTATTGAGGAATTGAACCGTAAAACAAACGATGCGTTGTTGTCAAGTACTGGAGCTGGAGCTCAGGCGACAGAGCCAAAAGGTGTAATCAAATATGCGTCAGCATTCAATTTGACCACTGTTAAAGGTGAAGATCCCGATAATTTCGGCGCCTTGCGCGCTGGTATTGCTCAGGTCAGAATCATGAAGTTCCGTGCCAATAGGGCTTACGTTAACCCTATTGACGCTGCAAACATGGACTTGAAGAAAGGCGCAAGCGGCCAATACGTTTTGCCTCCATTCACTACCGCTGACGGTCAGAAAATTGGTGCAACCTTGATCAAGGAGACCGATGAGATCCCTGTTGGGTTCTTCTTAGTGGGGGATATGAAAAAATACCACGTACGCAAGTACAAAGGCATCCAGATCAAAACTGGCTTAAACGCGGATGACTTCTCTAAAAACATGGTCACTGTTATTGTTGAGCAGCGTTTACACGCTTTCGTAAACTCAATTGACACTGGCGCCTTTGTTTACGACTCGTTCGCGACTGTTAAAGCTGCAATCAAAGCGGTGGCAGCTTAATTAAATCTATCCAATTACAGCCCCTTAATCGGGGGCTAAACTTTAAATAATCATGGCTAAAGAAGTAAGAGAAAAATTAATTAATCTACAAACACGAGTTTCCGTTGTCGCAACAGATAAGCACCCATTTGCCGAAAAAGGTGAAAAGTTTGAGGTAAGCCCGCTGATTGCGGAGAAGTTCCTGAAAGAAGGGTACATCGACAAATACAAAGCTCCAGCAACTGACGAGGTTGACGTCGAAGCGGAAGATTAACCAATATCAATAACACATTAAGCCCTTAACTGGGCTTAAACATTTTCAAGTGGTGCAGCGGTAGCACGTCAGGTTTTGGTCCTGAAAACATTGGTTCGATCCCAGTCTTGAAAACTTAACACATCATAATCATGGCAAAAGTTAGAGTAATTGCGTCAACTGTACGCTACGGATCAAACGGGTATAAACATGCCGGCGACGAATATAACCTGCCAGACGCCGAAGCCAAGGAGAAGGCTAGACTTGGGCTTGTCGTCATTGTAAAAGCTTCCACTGGTACCGTGGATCTAAAGGAGGAAAAGGCGATCAAATTAACAAAAGAGGACAAGGAGACAATCGAAACTAAAGTTTAAATACAATGAGTAAGCCAGCAATATATAATTTTCCGGATTCATATCGCCGTGATGGCCTGCAGCCCCTTGTAATAAAATTAAAGTACAAGTCCGGCACGCCTGTAGATCTCACGGGTACAGAAGTAAGAATGCAGCTCCGAAATTCATTAAATGTGCTGGTGTGGGAGTTTTCCTCAATAGACGAGGGAGACAACAAGCTGACGGTTTTACCCGGTGGACAGATTCAGTTTCCCCGTATTTTAAGCTGGGAGATTCAGGCAACAAAATATTATTATGATTTACAGGTCACCGGAAATGACGGCTATGTACGCACTTATATGACTGGAACGTGGAAAGTAAACCAAGACATAACGAATTAATATGGAAGAGATACAAATAACGGTTGAATACCTTGAGCCAGGGCCGCGCGGCGAAAAGGGATGGACTGCCTTATATAGCGACGAAAGTTATATTGTAAATGGTAAGCAGCGCATCATTAAAAAGCTTACCGACTATGTTGGCGGTCAGGGTACTAAACCTACTGAAGGTTTAGGGTTGTATTTAGCTGAATCCGGCCTCTTTACTGCAGATAAAAATCTGGCATTTGATTATAAAGGTATCCAGGGCGAAAGACCCGGCCATGAATGGACAGAAACATCTTTAGCTATTGAGAATACCGACGGTACAATGGGCGAGGCTGTTGATCTTAAAGGTGATTCAGCATATCAGCTATGGCTTGACGCGGGTAATGTTGGTACTATGGCTGACTTCCTATATTCCTTAAAAAAGGATTCGGTAGATGCCGCTGCAACGGCCAACAGTGCAGCTGTTAATGCGAATGAAAAAGCTATAGCCGCCCAGCTGTCAGCTGATAACGCCAACCAGGCAACTCAGGCAGCAAACACAGCTACAAGTAACGCTGTCTCGGCCGCTGCGATTGCCAATGAAAAAGCTGGCCTTGCGGATACCAAAGCTACATTAGCCGATCAAAAGGCGACGCTTGCTAATGATGCCGCGACTAATGCGAATAGCAAGGCTGCGGCTGCTCAAACAGCTACAACCAATGCAAATACCGCAACCACCAATGCGAATGCGGCCACTACGGCGGCAAATAATGCTGCTACAACTGCTAATAGCGCAAGAGGATGGACACCGGTTTACGCTTTAGTTGATGACGGCATAAGGACAGTTCAGAAACTCGTTGACTACGTTGGCGGTACCGGTAATAAGCCTACAGCTAATATCAACAGCTACGTGACAAACACTGGTTTTTCTACTGTAATTGCTGATGGTAAAGATGTTCGCGGTACCGCCGGCCTTGCAGGTGTTTCAAGGATTCCCGTATGGACTGCCAGTGTTTACGCAAATAACAGCTCAGTACAATATTTAGGTAAATACTGGACGTCAAACGCCGCGACACTTGCAACAGATATTCCCGGCACATCTGCTAAATGGATTGAAGATCTAACGTCTTACAATCCAAGAAACAAGCAGGTTTTAGACTTTACAGCTAACAGAATGATTGTTGCCTCGGATAACAATAGCTTATTAAGGGGTAATGCTGAAACTGATTTAAACCTGATTATTCCTGCTAATTCCACTGCTGCTTTACCTATCGGTTTTCAAGTACTGGTTAAGCAGCAGGGAGTAGGAAGGATCATAGTTGTAACCGAGCAGGGTGTAACTCTGGAAAGTCCTGAGAGCAAGGTAAACTCCAATATGCAGTTTGCCCAATTTTGGTTGATTAAAGAAGGTACCGACAGATGGAGTTTGGAGGGGTCGCTTGTAAAAGACATATTAACAACCTTTTATAGTCAGGTGACTTCTGATGGTGGCACAACTGAGGGAGGTTTAATAAAACAAGGATTTAACGAAATGGATGTAAAATTTAGAAATCAAGCTTCTGTATTGCTAATACCTGGAGCATATAAGTCCGGAAAGATTTATGGAATGAACCCGGTTAGTGGGGCAATAGTTCCTTTTACGTTCACCAGGGCAGGTACAGCTACTTACTTCGATAAAAATGGAATAATGCAGACCGCTGCTGCTAACATGCCGCGTATTGATTACGATCCGGTAACAAAGGAGTGTAAAGGTTATTTAATAGAAGGCGCTGCAACCAATCTAATTCCCAATAGCAATACTGTTACTGTAGTTGCTGAAGGAATAACAAGAACAAATAACGCAGGATCTTCACCTATGGGTATTAACGACGCAATCAGGATTAGTGGCCTTGCCCAGGCAACTCCAGCAACGGCATTTCAAAGCTCTTCATACACAAATACTTTTGACGGAATTACTAATTATATAGGAGCAATATGGGTCAAAGGCGAAGGTGTTAAC